GTTGGACACGGGAGGCGTTTGTACAGCGTACCAGCCGGATGCCCTAGAATTACTCGATTGCGACTACTAATGAAAAAGACATCTCTGCAAGATAATTCTAAAAAGTCTTGATTTTCCTATCAAAACATGGTATATCCATTATACGAAACATTGCTTTAAAAGAACACTCCACCGTTCAATGATGTATAAATGGGAGGTGCCTGCCATGACCGCCGTGATCTATGCCCGCTATTCCAGCGACAACCAGCGCGAAGAATCCATAGAAGGTCAGATTCGTGAATGTACGGCCTATGCGGAGAAGAATGGCATCACCGTGGTCAAGCACTATATCGACCGTGCCATCTCTGCCAAGACGGACAACCGCCCGGAGTTCCAGCAGATGATCAAGGACAGCGATAAGAAGCTGTTTGACATCGTGCTGGTCTGGAAGCTGGACCGCTTTGCCCGGAATCGTTACGACAGTGCCCGGTACAAGACCCAGCTGAAGAAAAACGGTGTCAAGCTCATGTCGGCTACCGAGATCATCTCCGAAGGGCCGGAGGGCATCATTCTGGAATCGGTGCTAGAGGGCTATGCGGAATACTACTCCGCTGACCTTGCCGAGAAGGTCGTGCGTGGACAGACCGAGAACATTCTGAAAGGTCGCTGTAACGGTGGCCGTGGAACCTTTGGGTACACGCTGGATTCCGAGCGGAAGTTCCACATCGACCCTCTCACCTCGCCTTTTGTGCTTGAATCGTTCAAGAAGTACAATGAAGGCTCCACTATGAAAGAGATTCGGGACTGGCTGAATGAAAATGGTATCAAAAATCCGGTGGGCGGTGCGTTTACTTATAACAGTGTCGAACACATGCTCAAGAATCGGCGGTACATCGGAGAATTGAAATTCCGGGATGTGGTCGTGCCCGATGCCGTCCCGCCTATCATTCCGCTGGAACTGTTTGAGGATGTGCAGGTGAAGATTGCCAAAAACAAGAAAGCCCCTGCCCGGAGAAAGGCAGAGGACGACTATCTGCTCACCACCAAGCTGTTCTGCGGCTGCTGCGGTGCACTGATGTTTGGTGAAAGCGGCACGAGTCGGACGGGAGAAGTCCACCGCTATTATAAATGTGCGACTGCCAAAAAGAAGAAGGGCTGTAAGAAGAAAACCGTCCGCAAACAGTGGCTGGAAGATCTGGTGGTCAACCAGACCATGCAGCTTGTCCGGGATGATGCCGCCATGGAATCCATCATTGCCAAGGTGATGGAGTTGCAGGATAAGGAAAACACCAACATCCCGCTTTATGAGAAGCAGCTCCGGGATGCGGAATCGGGTATCCAGAATATGCTCAATGCAATTCAGGCGGGCATCCTGACCAGTTCCACCAAGGAACGGTTGGAGCAGCTCGAAGAAACCAAGCGTGAGCTTGAAACTCGCATTGCAGAGGAAAAGCTGGCGAAGCCGAAAGTAACCGAAGAGTTCATCCGGTTCTGGTTGCTCCGTTTCCGTAAGCTGGACATGAGCCTGAAAGACCAGCGGCAGGCGTTGGTGGATACGTTCATCAATGCGGTTTACCTGTATGACGATAAGGTTTTGATAACCTTCAACTATAAAGAAGGAACACAGACCGTCACCTTTGGAGAAGCGACAGAAGTTGCATCCGAGGGAAATGGTTCGGATTTGGATTGCTTTACTGCACCAAAAACCAGTACACATTGTGTGCTGGTTTTTCTTTTTGTGCGAGGGAGCAGGCCTCGAACAACACTATTTATTATATAAAAGAAAGCGCGATGAATTCTGAGAGCTCATCGCGCTTTTTCTCTTATGCGGGTAGTGGGGGTCGAACAACAAAAAATGATTGAGTGATGTCAAAAACATATCTGCAACGCGTCTAAGCACTTGCTAAAAAGGTAGTGGGGTTGGTTTGTAGCCCATGTATTTTGCTACGTTTACAAAAAAGAGTGTTACCAAAACTGTTACCAGAATCACCCTTGAGCCTTCCTGAATGCCGCGGTGGTAGCGGCAGCAAGATCTTCCCTCTGACCGTCAAGCTCGTGCCGATACACTCCGGCAGTGTCCATGTTCTTGCTGTGACCGACCAGCATCTTCAGCTGGCTGTCGGTCAATACGCCGGATTCAATGCTGACGAAAGTGTGCCGCATCTCATACAGCGTGACCTGAGGCTCAATGCCATTGTCACGCTGGTACTTCTTCCAGCGCTTGAATAAAGCTCTCTGGTTCGGGATCTGGAACAAAGGGGTGGTATAGTTCAGCGGGATACCGGAAGCCTTCAGCAAGGCCACCTGCGCTTCGTAGGCCTCACGGGCTTCCTCGCCCATGTCAAATGAGCGAATGGCGTTTTCGTTCTTGCCGGTGGTTTCCTCATCCAACCTGTTGATGCTGCGGCGCAGATTGACCGTGTTCCCTTTGACGTCACCATACCAGAGCCCCACAAGTTCACCGGGGCGTACACCTGTAGCAACTGCAAACCGGTAGGCATAGATATACTCGTCAAAGACCAGCTTGCCATAGTAAAGGCGGGTGTCCACATCAAACAGAACTTTCAAAGCGGTCGGCTGTAAAATCTTTTTCTTCCCCATGCGGGCATTCTTCGGGATAGACAGCTCAGGGAACATCGTACTGTACCTGTTCCGGCGGCACCATTTCAAAAAGCTGATCTCCGTTGAGCGGATCGTCATAATGGTCTTGCGGCTCAAAGGCTTGTCGCTTGACCTACGCTGACGCTCCTTTTTAAGGCATCGCTTTTTGAAAGACATATTGATGGCCTTTTGCAGATCGCCTTCGGTCAGCTCGTCAATGCGGATGTCCCCACAGACAGGCAGAATATAGTAATCTCCGTATTTCTTGCACTGCTCAACATAGGACGTCCCGCAGGTCAGCTTCAGCTCTTCCACCCACTCGGCATAGAGCGTGGCCACCTTCTTCCTGCCGTCCCGGATGCTGTCGTCAAGCCAGGCATCGGCCTTTGCGTTGGCTTCCCGTTGACCGGTGCGGCCGGGTGTGCTGCTGTAAAACCGTTTGCGGGTGCCGTTCTTCTGCACCGCAATGCACCAACGCTTTTCCTTCTCGACCCAAAATGCCGTGTTCGTTCTCTTTTTCATTGTTTTCACCTCCAAAAGGGTACACTTTGACAAGCCTGCCCGGAGGTGGTACAATACAGTTGCTTAGGCTGGTATTGTTCCTCGTGAGCAAGCCATTCTTTCGCGCCCTGCCGGTTGCCGCCGGTGGGGCATTTTTGTTTGTTCAAAAATCAGGATGCCTTCCGGCCTTCGCTCTTGCCGGAAGAGATATAGTGCTCATAGTATTTCTGGTTATCTTCGCCAAAAGCGGCAACCAGATCAGGATTATTTGCTTTGTAGGCGGCAAGGCTAAATGTACTGCTGCCCTGACGGCCCTCCTTCATGCCGCTGTTTACGAAATGCTCCAGATACTTCCACTGGTTATCTCCAAACAGGGCAGCCAGATCGGCGTTGTGCTCTTTGTAATACTGATAATCGTAAACAGGGGCGTATTTGCTGGTCAGCACATAGTAAGGCTGATTCGTCGGGTCGCTTCTGAAGTGACCCGAATACAGGGCTTTTTGATTGACGGTCTCTTTGCTTCCGTCCATATAGATGATATCCGCCTTAGTCACGGCAATGTCGTCGATCGTGCTGTTGTACCAAAGGCAATCCCATTCCACTGCTGCATCGTAAATTGCATTCTGGAGTTCGTCATCTGTCAGATAAGTAGTGGAATCCAGCTGACCCAGCGTCTTGGAATGGTCGATCACAGACAGAACTGAGGACGGCGTGTAGGAATCAACATAATAGGCATTACCGTCCTTGTCCAAAAAAATTCTATGCCCGTTGCGCTCTTCAGCGCCAAAGTAATAATTCGTGGCAAGCTGCTGCTGTGCCTGGAACGGTCCAAAATCTCCCATGGATGCAGGAGAAGTCACAGTGTTTGCGACCGTTCGGTCAAATCTTGTCGGAGCGATCGGCCCTACTACCTGGGCCGTTACTGCCGAACGGCCGCTGATCGTGCAGGAAGTTCTATCACCGACCGCATTAAGCGGAACCAGCGTGAACGTAACGTATTTAATGGTTTTGTTTGAATTATTCCGGAAGCAGACCGTGGGGCTGACGCCGTCAAAAGCGTCGACCGTAAAATAGACGTCGGTGAGCTCGACCGCAGGCTTTGCCGCAAAGGCACCGCATGCGAGAATCGTCATCAGCGCCAGTGTAAAAACAACGCCTAAAAGCCTTTTTGCTGACTTTTTCATGATTTTCTCCTTTTCTGTTGAAAAAATCCAAATTTATTGTGGATTTTTCAAACCTTTTCAGTTGTCAAAAATTGTTGCGTGCAACTCCTAATGGTTGTATAATGTTCTCGAAAATAAAACTGCTTTGGAGGGCAGCAACATGACACGACAAGATTACATTACCGCTATTCTGAAACTGCTGGAAAAAGCCGATTTCCGCCAGCTGAGGCTTGTGTGGGTGTACGCAAGCCACCTGATCGGATAAGCCGCCAGCCACCACGCGAGGGAAGCCTTTACGGGCTTTCCTCTTTTTTTTGCGTCAATTTTTCGGCCATGCGTTCCAGCAGCTCCCAGTCCGCCGGGCTCAGACCTGCCAGCATTTCGACAAAACGCTTTTTAAAGGTGTCGCTGTCGTCCTTGGTCAGATCTGCCAGAAAAGCCGCCACCTGCTCCGACTGGGTGTCCTGCACAAACATTTCGCCCTCGCCGGTGCGCAGCCACGCTTCCCGGACACCAAACTCCCGGCAGATGTCGCTGATCGTGCGATCGCTGGGGGTTCTGGAGCCATTTTCAAGCATCCACAAGTAGTTGCGCGACAGATTGATTTTTTCGGCAAACTGCTCCTGTGTCAGTCCTTCATGCTTTCGAATTGCTTCGATTCTTTCGTTCATTTTGTTCACCTCCCTCCCGTTCTCTTAATTTGTATTATATTCCTAAGTTCTAACTCTGTCAACATTTATTTTTGAGTTTTCGTAAAATACAGGCTTGATTTTTCTAACTGAGTGTGCTATATTGTTCTCACAAGGTTAGTAAATTAAAGCAAACAAAGTCAACTCGAAAGGAGGTGAAACACATGACCATCAAGATCACAGGTAGTCCAAAAGAAATTGCCGCCCTTGTATTAGCGGTACAAGAGCGGCAGTCTCAGGTCGTGAATCAATTAGTACTGGGTACCGTTCACGACGCAACCAGCATGGAGAGTGGCGTTTGCAAGAACGATGTTCTTGCAGGAAATAACGCCAAAGACATCGAATGAGCCGTTGTTTTGAATGGACTCTGCATTCAGGATTCCACGAAGTTCAACGTGGGCGCCATCTTCAATCTGCAGGTTCCCGTTCATAACGCCGTGAACCACAAAGTGTGCAGGAGCCTTGACAACGACCGCACCATTGAGCACGCCGGTAACATCAAGGTCGCCGTATGTTCCACTCAAAATGATATCATCCGTCACAACCCCGGAAATTCTATGATTGTAGTTGATTTCCATAATTTCACCTCCCTTCCTGTTCTCTATTGTACCGCAGAAGGGAGCACCCCACAACCCACCCGATGATGGCCGCAGGGCAGCGGCCGAAACCATTCCGGTGACGCCGCCGGGATGGTCGTGGGAGCCACCACAGAAAGGAGTGCTGACTATGGCACGCAAGAACAATTCCCTGAACCCCGCTGTGTACGGTCTGACGCAGCAGGACGTGGATCGCGTGATCCGCATCCACACCATGTGCAAGGACATGGATGAGGACGCATTCGAGCAGATGGAGACCGCTGCGGCATCCATCAATCTGGTGGCCAGCCTGAAGAAGCTGGACAACCGCCCCGTGGCATGAAAGGAGAAAACCACATGACCGACATCACCATAATCAACAAGGAGGTGAACCACATGGACAACAACAAAAAGCCCAGCGAACCGCTGGAACCGGAACGCTGGGCAAAGAAATATTTTAACAACTAAAGCACACATGTAAAAATGACTTTCCCAAAGGTGTGAGTCTTATACGTCCCTTTTGTATGAAAACACGTACTATTTTATCATCATCCTCTGGGTGATGATATCCGCCCTCTGGTGGTTGATCGATTCTTTTTCGCATTTCTTTAATAAGTTCAAATTCGTCAAAAATAGTATAAGCATCTTTATCAGGAATATATGAATCATATGAGATACCAACCAATCCTTGCCTTGCCAAAGAACTCAGAGAAGCGGATTGGAGAAGACTATCGTTATACATTAGCATTTTGGGATTTGCAGCAAAAACATTTGACTGAACCGTTTTGAATGTCTCATCAAACATAATATATCGAAACTCAACAATTGGATATTGCGTTCTGAATTGAAACAAACTGAAATTTTCAGCATCCAGAGGTGACATTTGTGCAATCATTGCCGGAAAAGACGGATGAACCTTACTTTGATAGCGTTCGTCTGCTGCATTTGCAAGAAGATTTTGAAACATTTCGCTGATTTGCGGCTCATCCATGCAGTACTTGACATTTTCGACAGCGGGGCCAACCACCTGCATACGAGGTTCAACCAAACATTCTGCTGGTTTTGCATTCAACTTGTCACTCAGTGATTTTTTAAACTCTTCTAAATCATGTGCTTGTTGCAACCTCATCTTTTCTGCTGAAAAATGGATTTTGCTTGTTGCCATTGCAAGAAGATCTCCAAAAAGAGTTCCAATCTGATTAGCACCGGGGTTCAGAACAGCCTTTACAGGTTCGTCAATGCAACTTGGTACGGCATTGATGTTAAAGGTGTTGCCGCTATTCTTCTCATCACTCATCTTATCATTCCTTTCTTTGGGAGGTTCTATGGACAAACTTGTTCTGATTATTAAAATACTCGTCACTGAGCAGAAAGTCAAATTTTATACAGCAGTCTGCCGTGTGTGCGAAAGAATCGAACGTTATATCAAAACACATCGAAAATAAGGAGGTACATCTTCACCATGACCGACATCATCTTATCCACCCAGAACGGCGAGCCGGTAGCATCCAGCCGGGACGTCGCCAAGCGCTTCGGCAAACGCCATGACCACGTTATCCGCGATATTGAGGAACTTATCAAGGGCTTCCCCAAAAATGGGGACACCCCCATGTTCTTCAAGTCTGAGTACACCCACCCGCAGAACCACCAGAAGTACCCCATGTACCTGATGAACCGGGACGGCTTTTCGTTGCTGGCGATGGGCTTTACCGGCAAGGAAGCCGTACAGTGGAAGCTGAAGTACATCGAAGCCTTCAACCAGATGGAGAAGCAGCTGGCCGCACAGCACAAAGAGCAGCGGGCCGTGCAGGATGCCAACATCCAGAACGCCATCGACCGGGTGATCGAAGCCCGGAAGAAGCTGGACGAGAACACCGCTTTTCTGGACGAGTGCCGCAGGAACCGCGAGGACAGCAAGGCCAAGTATATGCAGGTCAAGGCCCTGTGCGGCGAGTTCAAGGCCATTTACGGCCAGAATTGCGACACGGTGCGCACCATGGAGAACGTGGTGCGCGGCTCCCAGAGCTTCCTTACCAACGCCATTGACAGCCTGACCATCGTTGCCAAAGGCTATCCGTTCTACGCTGCCCTGATGGACAGCCTGCTGGATGGGCTGCCCGCCGAAAAGAAGGAGGAATAAAATGTTGAACACATCAACCATTCGCGGCACCTTCCGGCAGATTCCGTACTGGAAGCTGCGGGGCCGGTTCCACAGCTGCGGGTTCCGGGATCAGGAGATTGCAAATGCAATCGGCATCGGAACTGACACAATGAGCAAGCGGATGAACGGGAAGCAGCCTTGGACAAGCACTGAGATCGCAGAAATTTGCAAGACGCTTGATATCCCGCAGGATGAAATCGGGGAGCTGTTCTTCCCTACTGTTGAGAAAGGAGAATCCGCATGAGCAAACCTTACACCCTTGCATCCGAGCGGGCCGACGCGCCCAACGGATGCGCATACGTAGCCCCGCTGCTGACCTGCGCATGGTTCCGGTGGGAAAACTGCCGCGATTCCGGCCAGTACCTGACCGGCGCGGAGGTTGCAGCATTCAAGCCCACGAACATCCAGATTTTTCATGACGGTGCCTGGCACCCCGTTGCCGCCTTTTATGGTGCTGTGTGTGCACCTGTAGACGATTATCTTCAGGAGGTAGGAGCATGAAGCTTGAAAGTGAATACGTTCTGCGGTCTGCCGCTATTTTGGCGCATTCAGCGCTTGATGATGCCAGTGCTGTAAACTCTGCGCTTCAGTATGGCGGGACGCCCGACCAGATGGCTGCCGTAAAGAAAACTGCTCAGGCGGCCAATGATGCAATCGATCATGTGCAGAACCTTCTCTATATTTTAGCTGATTTGGAGGGCATATCCTTATGAGAATCAAATCCGGCGTGTGGTATTGGCTGGCCGTGGCCAGCGGGGCCGTGGGCCTGCTGTACGGCATGGGGCTTGAGGGCAGCTTCCAGACCGGCGGCACCGTCTCGGACGGTGCGTTCATCACGGCCATGGTGCTGATCCTGCTGGCGGTATTCTTTGCCCGGCTGGGCTTTGCCGCCCATGACCGGGAGCAGCAGGAGCGCCGCAAGGTTCACCAGCAGCCCCGCAACACCGTGAAGAGCGGAAGGAAGGCGGGCTGACACCACCCATGAATAAAGGAAAGCACTTTACCCGCGTTTGTTTGGACTGCGGCAAGGTGATGGAAAATGTTGCTGGCAACCTGCGCTTTTGCGCTTCCTGCCGCAGAGAGCGCCACAACCAATATTGCAGGGATTACAGGGCGCATAATGAAAAACCTGCCCGCGTCATGTGGTACACCGTCTGGGACGCAAAGACCGGCGATCTGCTGGCATCCGGCACGTCTGAGATGTGTGCCCGGCGGCTGGGCTACAAGAGCGCGAACAGCTTTGCGTCTGCCGTCAGCCATGGGCTCAGCGGCAGCCATCGAACTTACAAATACACATTTGCGCGGGAACGTATCGACCGCAGCGAGGTGGACAGCCTGCCGCCGGTACGCACTATACGAAAAAAGCCCGCCGGTGCGCCAACACCGACGAGCTGCAAGGGATGATGAGTTTGAACGACTTCATCACCCCGATGATATCACAAAATCGGAGGTTTTACAATGAAAGGAATTTTGATTGAACCGGGCAAAGAGCCGGTAGTCACCACCCTGCCGGACACGCTGCAGGGCATCGAAGCACTGCTGCGGTGCCCCTGTGAGCAGAAAGTCCTGCCACGCACCCCGGCAGTGCTGGTGTACGGCATCATGGGCAGAGACCTGAACCGTATCTATCGCGGCCAGCATATCTACGGCCCTATCCTCTGCTACGGCTGGAAGGGCAACAGCATCCAGCCCATGAGCAAGGATGTGCAGGCCGAGATGCTGGACAGGCTCAAGGACACGGAGGTGCGGGCATGACGGACTACACCATCAGTTCCAAGCTTTCCAACAAGACGGTTTATGCCTGTTACCGCGGCCGGTTCTGGCACTGGAACGGCAGCATTTGGAAAGAAAGCCACCTCATGACGCAGAAATTCGAGCGGGCCAAGGCAGCAGACAAGAAGCTGACCCCGCAGGAATTCCTGTCTAACGGCGCGGAATTCGCCCCGTTGGATGAGTACGAAATCGACTGCGCAATGCTGGACGCGTTGGAAAATGCCAAGCCCTGCAAGAACGCGCCCATCGAACCGATGGAAGAACACCCTACCCCATCCGCGCAGTGTTCGGATGCTGCCACTGCTGCGGAAAGCCAAACTGCGGCATCCCCGGCAGCGCCGGAGGGGTCAAGCCCTACGACGGAGACGGCAGATGCTGCCAGCGGCTCCGATGCTCCGGGCAATGCAACCGGAAAGAATGCTGCACTATCCGCCACCTCCGGCAGCTCTTTGAGTAATCCCGTCGCACCCACCTTTGACTTTGGTGCAGACGACCAGACAAACGCCCTACTGTTGCAGGACGCGCAGACCTTCATCACCGGCAACATGGCCCGCATTATGGCCGCAAAGCACGCCCACGATCTGACCGCAAACCACTATCAGGGCAGCTGGGGCAAGTGGTGCACCGCTGTCGGTATCAGCCGGGACACCGGTGACAACATGGTGAGAGTTGCCGAACAGTTCGGCAACATCCAGCTGGAAGGCAAGTCCATTCTGGACGTGCAGCCCCTGAAACTGCTGTATGCTGCGGCCAAGCCCAGCACCCCGGAGGTGGTCAAGCAAGCCGTTTTTACCGGTGACATCACTACTTATAAAGAGTATCAGGAGCTTATGGCCCAACTCAAAGCCGAAAAAGACCGTGCCGACACCGCCGAAAAGTCCGCTCAGAACGCCCGCAAGGAAAATGCCTATTTCAAGGAGCTGGTGAAAAGCGCCGAAGCCCAGACCCACAAGGACGCGGAAAAGCGGGAAGAAGCAGAAAGCCGCTATGAATCCGCTCTTGCCGATATCAACGGCCTGAAAGAGCAGAACGCCCAGCTGAAAGAGCGCGCCGATGCTGCCGAAGCCCGGGAAGAGGAAGCATGGAAGATGCAGAGCAAGGCCGAAGCCCGGGCCAAAAATGCTGAGGGCCAGCTTTCCGGCTCCCGGCAGGTGGCCGAAGCGGCAAAGCTCCGGGCGGATAAGCTGCAGGAAGAAAATGCGGCCCTGAAAAAACAGCCCATCGCCGCCGTGGTGGACGAGGAAGAGGTAGACCGGCGGGCAGGCGAAAAAGCTTACGAGATTGCGGCCGGAATGACTGCGGACTATAAGGCACAGCAGGAACAGGATGCCCGCGATGCCTACGACAGCATCATTCTGGCCGGGCGCTCCATTACCAGCATCGTTCAGTCCGCTAAAATGCAGTTCCGCAAACTGCCGAACGACCAGCGGGAGACCGCAATCAACCAGTTCGTTCACACACTCGCATCCGCTCAAGGGGAGGTATCCGCATGTCTGTAAAGATCATGGCCTTAGAGGCCGAAAACGTCAAACGCATCAAGGCCGTTGCACTCACGCCGTCGCCCACCGGGCTCACCCTCGTGGGCGGCAACAACAATCAGGGCAAAACCAGTGTTTTGGATGCTCTGGCATGGGCACTGGGCGGCGACCGTTTCCGCCCGGACGCTGCCCAGCGGGACGGCGCAGTGGCTCCGGCGCATCTGAAGGTCAAGCTTTCCAACGGTGTGGTGGTGGAACGCAAGGGCAAAAATGCCAGCCTGACCGTCACTGACCCCACCGGGCGGCGCAGCGGGCAGCAGTTGCTGAACGCCTTTGTGGAGCCGCTGGCACTGGACTTGCCCCGCTTCATGGAAGCCACCGACAAGGAAAAGGCGGATATCCTGCTCCGGATCATCGGCATCGGCACCGAGCTGCACACCCGTGACATGGAGATCAAGGCCCTGTACGACAAGCGCACCTTCACCGGCCAGCTGGCCGCGCAGAAAAAGCACTTTGCCGAGGAGCTGATCTCCTACCCGGATGCACCGGAAAAGCCGGTCAGCGCCTCCGACCTCATCCGCCAGCAGCAGGAAATTCTGGCCCGCAACGGTGAGAATCAGCGTCTGCGGGCACAGTACACAGAGCTTGAGCGTCAGGAGCAGCAGTGTGTGGCCGAACTGAAACGCACCCGTGAACGCATTGCCGAGCTGGAACAACAGTATCAGGAGCTCGACGCCAAGCACACCCGCCTGTTCAATCAGCGGAAAACCGCTCAAAAGACCGTCGCCCAGCTGCAGGACGAATCCACCGCCGAACTGGAAGCTTCCATCCGGGACATTGAGGAGATCAACCAGAAGGTGCGGGCCAATCTGGAAAAATCCCGGGCCGAGGACGAAGCCGCCCGGTATGCCAGCGATTACGACAAGCTCACCGAAGCCATCACGCAGAAGCGGGCCGACCGCATGGCCCTGCTGAACGGTGCCGACCTGCCCCTGCCGGAGCTGAGCGTGGAGGACGGTGCTCTTACCTATAAAGGCAAGCACTGGCGGGACATGTCCGGCAGCGACCAGCTGCGGGTGGCCGCCGCCATCGTCCGCCGCCTGAACCCGGACTGCGGCTTCGTGCTGCTGGACAAACTGGAACAAATGGACATGACCACCCTGCAGGAGTTCTCTGTCTGGCTGGAAGCCGAAGGCCTGCAGGCCATCGCCACCCGGGTCTCCACCGGCAGCGAGTGCCAGATCATCATTGAGGACGGCATGGTGAAGGATGCCGAAACCTCCCTGCCGCCCGTCACCGAAAAGCCCCAGCAGAAAAGCTGGACGAAAGGAGCGTTCTAAATGAGTAAGTATGCAGTCACTGCCGGGGTGCAGGATTCCCCGGTCAAGACCGTGCTGTACGGCCCGGAGGGCATCGGCAAAAGCACCTTTGCTTCTCACTTCCCGAATCCTGTTTTCATCGACACCGAGGGCGGCACCAAGCGGCTGAACGTCAAGCGCCTGCCCCAGCCCACCAGCTGGGCCATGCTGCTGGACGAGGTGGCCGAGGTACGCAAGGGCAGTGTCCCCTGCGGCACGCTGGTCATTGATACCGCCGACTGGGCTGAACGCCTGTGCATTCAGGCCGTGTGTGCCAAAGCCAAGGTGAACGGCATCGAAGATTTCGGCTACGGCAAGGGCTACACCTATGTTAAGGAAGAGTTCGGCAAGCTGCTGGACGCTTTGGAAGAGGTGCTGCAGGCCGGGCACAACGTGGTGGTGCTGGCCCATGCCGCTATTACCAAATTTGAGCAGCCGGACGCTGTGGGCAACTACGACCGCTGGAGCATGAAAACTTCCAAACAGGTGGCCCCGCTGCTGCGCGAGTGGTGCGATATGCTGCTGTTTGCCAACTACAAGACCGTTGTGGAAAAGGTGGGCGACGGCAAGAACGCCAAGAGCAAGGCCAGCGGCGGCAGGCGTGTACTGTACACCGCGCATCACCCCTGCTGGGATGCCAAAAACCGCTTTGACCTGCCGGAGGAAGCACCCTTTGACTATGCCAGCATTGCCGCCTGCATCCCCGGCGCAATGTCTGCACAGGCACCAAAACCGGAACCGCAGCCGCGTTCCCAGCCGGAAGCCGACATCCTGCCCAGCCCGCAGCAGGAAGCAAAGCCGGTGGCTCAGCCGCAGCCCGCACCGCTGCAGGAAAGCTCCGAGAAAAATGTTCTGCTCAGTCTGGGCGTGCCGGAAAAGTTGGCCGCTCTGATGAGCGCCAACAAGGTCAGCTGTGAAGAACTGCAGGGCGTTGTGGGCAAACGGGGCTATTTCCCGGAGGATATGCCCATCAAGGACTACCCCGCTGACTTTGTGGAGGGCTGTCTGATCGCCGCATGGCCGCAGGTGTTCCAGATGGTGCTGGACAGCCGTGATATCCCGTTTTAACAGGCTCCCTCACGGAGGGAGCTGGCACGTGTAAGCGTGACTGAAGGAGTTTTATAATAAAGGAGTAATTACTTATGAACGACATGAATACCACCGACCGCGCCCTGAGCTGGGACGACGAATTTACCAACGAGCAGCAGGAGTTCGTGCTCCTGCCCGAGGGCGAGTATGCCTTTGAGGTCACCGGCATGGAGCGTGCCCGCTTTGAGGGCAGCGCCAAGCTGCCGCCCTGCTCCATGGCAAAGCTGACCCTGAAGATCTTCGGCGGGGCCAAGGGCGACACCACCGTGACCCACCGCCTGTATCTCCACACCAAAACGCAGGGCCTGCTGGGCGCTTTCTTTGAGAGCATCGGTCAGTGCAAGCGCGGCGAGACCTTCCGCCCCCGCTGGAACGAGGTCGTGGGTGCCAAAGGCATCTGCAAACTGGGTGTCCACGAGTACACCAAGCAGAGCGGCCCCCACGCGGGTGAGACCGGCCAGAGCAACGAGGTGGCGCGCTTCCTGCCGCCGCCGGAACCCAAGGCCGCACCCACTCAGGGCTGGACGCAGGGGGCATTCTGATGGGGCAGGAACTGAGACCCTACCAGCAGCAGGCCCGCGACCACATTCATGCCGAGTGGGAGAACGGCCACACCCGCACCCTGTTGGTGCTACCTACCGGCACCGGCAAGACCATCGTGTTTGCATCGGTAGCTGCCGATCAGGTGCGCGCCGGTGACCGGGTGCTCATTCTGGCCCATCGCGGTGAGCTGCTGGAACAGGCAGCGGACAAGCTGCAGCGTTCCACCGGCCTTGTCAGCGCGGTGGAAAAGGCAGATGCCACCTGTCTGAATACATGGTTCCGCGTTGTCGTGGGCAGCGTGCAGACCCTGCAGCGCACCGCCCGGCTGGAACGCTTTCCTCATGATTACTTTGGCACTATCATCATCGACGAAGCGCACCACGCCATCACCGACGGCTACCGCCGCATCCTGGACTATTTCGGGGATGCAAAGGTGCTGGGTGTGACCGCCACACCGGACCGCGGCGACATGCGCAATCTGGGCGAGGTGTTCGACAGCCTTGCCTTTGAGTATAAGCTGACCGATGCCATCAAGGAGGGTTATCTGTGCAGGATCATGGCCCAGACCATCCCCCTGAAGCTGGACATTTCTTCTGTCACCATGAGCGGCGGGGACTACGCCGTGGGAGACCTCGGCACGGCGCTGGACCCCTATCTGGAACAGATCGCCGCCGAGATGGCCCAGCGCTGCAAAGGCCGCAAAACGGTGGTGTTCCTGCCCCTCATCAAGACCAGCCAGAAATTCCGCGACCTGCTGAACTCCCATGGATTCCGTGCCGCCGAGGTCAACGGCCAGAGCACCGACCGCAAGGAAGTGCTGGCCGATTTCGATGCAGGCAAATACAACGTGCTGTGTAACTCCATGCTGCTCACCGAGGGCTGGGACTGCCCCAGCGTGGACTGCGTTGTGGTACTGCGGCCCACCAAGGTGCGCAGCCTGTACAGTCAGATGGTAGGGCGCGGCACCCGGCTCTCCCCGGGCAAGAGCGATCTGCTTTTGCTGGATTTTTTGTGGATGACCGACAAGCACGAGCTCTGCCGCCCGGCGGATCTGGTCTGTGAGGACCGCGCCGTGGCCCGGCAGATGACCGAGAACCTTGCCCAGACCGGCTGCCCGGAGGACATCGAGGAAGCAGCCGTGCAGGCCAGCGAGGACGTAGTGACCCAGCGGGAAGAAGCACTTGCAAAACAGCTGGAAGAACAGCGCCGCAAAAAAGCCCGTCTCGTGGACCCGCTGCAGTACGAAATGAGCATTCAGGCTGAAGACCTTGCCGGATATGTGCCGGCCTTTGGCTGGGAAGCAGGCCCGCCCACCGAACAGCAGGCCGCCGCGCTGGAAAAGCTTGGCATCCTGCCGGACGCGGTGGAATCCGCAGGCAAGGCTTCCCTGCTGCTGGACCGGTTGAACAAGCGCCGCGCTGAAGGCTTGACCACACCCAAGCAGATCCGCGTGCTGGAACGTTACGGTTTCCAGAGCGTGGGCACATGGAGCTTCGATGCAGCCAAACACATGATCGACCGCATTGCGGCAGGCGGCTGGCGCGGCGTGCCCAAGGGCGTGAACCCAAAGACTTACACTCCTGCACAGGAGCCGCCCACATCAGACATTGACTTCGGATGGTAACGCGAATGGAACATGAAAATGAACTCAAGGAAGCATTGGACTTCGTATCCCCGTCCGCCCTGACCTATGACGAATGGCTCATGGTGGGCATGGCACTGAAGGATGCTGGTCTGCCCGTTACCATCTGGGAACAGTGGAGCACACGCGATGCGGGCCGCTATCATAAGGGCGAGTGCGTCAGGAAATGGGAAAGCTTTCACGGCGGCGGGGCCAGCCCCGTCACCGCAAGCAGCATTTTCCAACTGGCCTACTCCCACGGATGGAGCGGCCCCGCAGGCCACGCTCTGGACTGGAACGATGATATTTCTGCCGGCACCAGCACACAAAACGAAGGCCGCGTGGTAGACCCGCGCTGGGTGGAAGCCCACGAGCTGACTTTGCCCGCAGAGTGGCACCCCGCCGACCAGCTCAAGCGCTACCTGCAAGCCCTGTTTGAGCCGGATGAATATGTGGCCTATGTGACCGAAAGCTTTATGGCCGCCGACCGCCGCCGCCCTGCAAAAGGCAGCTGGACCCGCACCGCAGGGCAACTCATCACCGAGCTGGATGCCTGCGGCGGCGACCTCGGCAAGGTGGTGGGCGACTGTGATCCTGAAGTAGGTGCATGGATCTGCTTCAACCCTGTGGACGGCACCGGACGCAAGGATGCCAATATTACTGCCTACCGCTACGCCCTCGTGGAGTGTGACAACATGGAACTGGGCAAGCAGCAGGCCATCATCAAGCAGCTGGAACTGCCCTGTGCGGCGCTGGTCTACTCCGGCGGCAAGAGCGTCCACGCCATCGTGAAGGTGGATGCCCCGGACTACGCCGAGTACCGCAGGCGGGTGGATTATCTCTATTCCGCCTGCCAGAAAAACGGCCTGACCATCGACCAGCAGAACCGCAACCCTTCCCGCCTTTCCCGGATGCCCGGCATCCCGCGCGGGGACAAGAAACAGGTGCTGCTTGAGACCAACATCGGCAAAAGCTGCTGGGACGAATGGCGGGACTGGCTGGAAGCCGAGACCGACGAGCTGCCGGACACCGAGAACCTTGCCGCCGACTGGGCCAGCCTGCCGCCGCTGGCCGACCCGCTCATCTTCGGGGTGCTGCGCAAGGGGCACAAGATGCTGCTGGCAGGCCCCAGCAAGGCCGGCAAGAGCTTCGCCCTCATCGAGCTGTGCATCGCCATCGCCGAAGGCAGGCCGTGGCTGGGCCGGTTCTCCTGCGCACAGGGCAAGGTACTGTACATCAATCTGGAGCTGGACCGGGCCTCCTGCCTGCACCGCTTCAAGGACGTGTACACCGCCCTCGGCCTGCCCCCGCAGAACCTGCGGAACATCGACATCTGGAATCTGCGCGGCGCGTCCGTGCCCATGGACAAGCTGGCCCCAAAGCTCATCCGCCGGGCCCAGAAAAAAGGGTACACCGCCGTGATCCTCGACCCCATTTATAAGGTCATCACCGGCGACGAGAACTCTGCCGACCAGATGGCAAAGTTCTGCAACCAGTTCGACCTTGTCTGCCGTACGCTGGACTGCGCCGTGATCTACTGCCATCACCACAGCAAAGGTGCCCAAGGCGGCAAGCGCAGCATGGACCGTGCATCCGGCTCCGGCGTGTTCGCCCGCGACCCGGATGCCATGCTGGACATGACCGAGCTGGTGCCCACCGATGCCATCCGGGAGCAGCTCCATAACAAAGCCGCCTGCCGCGTGATCAAAGCGATGTTGGACAAACGCGGTCATGCGGATGCCTACGGCTTGGATGATACCCTCAGCCGCCACCGGATGCTGACCATCGCAAAGGAAAAGCTGGGCCTTGCAGATCTGCGGGCCATCGATGCCGAGGTCGCGGCTGCCGAGAAAAAGGCCGACGGCATGACCGCATGGCGCATCGAAGGCACCCTGCGCGAGTTCGCCCGCTTCGACCCGGTGAACCTCTGGTTCGACTACCCTGTGCACAAGCCGGACAGCGGCCTGCTTGAAGACCTGCAGCCGGACGGAGAGTTTCGGTCCATGGCTTCCCGTGGTGCAGAAAAGCGTTGGGGCAACCGTGAAAAGCTTGCAAAAGATAAATCATCGGAACTGTCCACCGCCTTTGAAGCCTGCATGATGGACGGCAAAGTGACAATCTACTCCATGGCTGAGTATATGAGCCTGAAACCTGACACCGTACGCCGCCGTCTGAAAGCTGACGGTGGCTACTGGATCGATGGCTCCGATGTAGGCCGCAAGGAACCGGGAAGTTCCGGTTGATTACATCCTGCAATATTTTTGATTTACACAGAGTACAAAAGCAGTAAAATGCCAGCATCTTCCGTCCGCCTTCCGTTTACGGATTTCGGAAAATGCCGCATTTTCCTACGGATTCGGGACGGAAAATGCCTATATATAATAGCATAATCCGTCCGTATGTGATGGGGTATCCCGAAGGATGGGGCGACCACAGCCCCCATCCATTCGGGGAACCCTCCCCATCACGTTGGCGAACCCTGAGAAAAAGAAAAACGAGGTGAACCCCATGTACATGCAATTCTTTCTCCCCATGCAGCCGCCCACCACTACCCACAATGCAAAACAGCTGCACGCCTACATGAAGGGCGGGCAGCCGCACGCGGTGCTCCACGACAGCCCGGAACTGAAACAGACCCGTGCCAAGCTCCACGCCCATCTGGCACCCCACGCGCCGGAAAAGCCCATCCCCGCAGGCCGTCCGGTGCGTCTGCTGGTCAAGTGGTGCTTCCCTGCCGAGGGCCGCAAAAACGGCAGCTGGCGCACCGCAAAGCCGGACACCGACAATCTGGAAAAGGCCCTCAAGGACGAAATGACCCGCCTGCACTTCTGGGCCGATGACGCGCAGGTGTGCAGCGAGATCGTGGAGAAATTCTGGTCGGACCCCTGCGGCGTGTTCGTCCGGGTGGAGGAACTGTAAATGACCTACGAAGAGAAAAAGGCATGGCTCTGGCGGTACCGGACGGCCAAGCGGTTCGAGCTGCTCAAACTGGACGAGCTGGCCATGCTGCAGACCGATGCCACCCACACCACCCAGCGCTTTTCCCCTGTGCCGGGCGGCAGCGGCGACGGACAGGCTCTGCCCCGCAGTGTGGAACGCATCGACGAGGCCCGCCGGGCCGCTGAGGCGCAGTCTGCCGTGTGCGACACTATCCGGGCCGAAATCATGGAGGTGTTCAGCCAGCTGGACGATGAGGTGGATTTCATGATCCTGTTCCGGCGGTACATCCTGCTGGAGGACTGGCCGGACATCGCGATCAACATCCGCAGTTCCCGCAGCCAGATGTTCCAGCGCCACAACGCGGCCATAAAAAGACTGGATATCAAAAGTCCGGACTGAACCGGAGCGAACCGGACTTGATAATACTGTCAACCCCTGCTAAAATTTAAAATGCCAGAGCCCGCAGGAAAGACTTACTCCCTTCATCCCTGCGGGCTTTGTGCTGCCCGGCTGACACAGAGGATCACCTTTCCCGACCAACAGCCTGAATGTACCAGCCGGGTTTCTTTGTTATATCCTGCCGTTCGGATCTTCCGGGCGGCTTTTTTGATACCCCCGGGCCTGCAAAGTACCCCGGGGTCTTTTTATACCCTGCCCCTTCTGGACAGATACCCCGCCCCTGAAAAAAGCCCCGGGGTGTGCCGGAAAGGCGCAGGGAGCATCCGGTCTGCACTGATGTGTGCGGGCTTTTCCCCATCAGAAGGAGGTGTGCAGCATGGGCAATCCGCGCTATGCCAACGGCCAGCTGCGGCGCAAGCACCGTGCGCGGCTGCGTGCAATGGGCTGCGAGTGCGGCATCTGTCACGGACGTTTCGGGCCAATCCATTACGATGAGCCTTCGGACGCACAGCATCCTTTGTCCTTTGTGGTGGACGAGATCAAGCCTGTGTCCAAGTGGAGACAGTTCGGCTACCCGTCCGCGCGGGCCGCTGCGGAAGATTGGTCGAACCTACAGGCTGCACATTGGTTCTGCAATGCACAGAAAGGCAACAAAACCGCCGAAAACGGCCCAAAACAGGCTAAAATCGTGCAGATTCCGCATGTTTCGGACGGCAGTTGGTGAGGGTGGGGAGGGTACCCCTCCCGTGCCCTCGGCGACCCCCAGTGCCGTCAGCGCCGATTTACACACAGGGAAAATTTGAAGGGGGTGTTTCTGGCCCATGGCGACCATGAAAAGTATCACGGCCAGGGGCACCCGGCTGGAGCAGCTCAAGCAGCTGGCCAAGGTGCTGGCTTCGGGCATTGATGCCTGCGAGGACTGCCGTGCCTTGCCGCAGCTTACCAAGCAATACCGGGAAACCATCCGGGAAATTGAAGAAATCGAAGGAGCAGACAATGACACGGACGAGATCGGCGCGATCCTCGCGCAGCGAGAGCATGATGGGAAGTCAGGAGCCGTCCGCACGTATCGCACCGGAGTATCCGGCGACTGACGGGCAGGACGCCGTGCGCATCCTGCGGGCTGGCGGCACGGTGCTGGATCCGTGGCAGAGCGACATTTTGGACGACTGGATGAGCCGCACCGTCTCCGGCAAATGGGCAGCGCCTACGGCAGGCGGCAGTGTCCCCCGCCAGAACGGCAAAAGCCTGCTGGTGCAGGGACGTTCCGAGGCTGGGATGCTGCTGTTCAATGAGACGGTCATTTATACCGCCCACCTGCAGAAGACCGCCACCGAGACTTTTGAGGAAATGCGGGCCTTTTTTGAAAGCCCAAAGCTGCGTCGCCACGTGGCCGAGATCAAAACGGCGCTGGGTCGGGAGCAGATCATCCTGAAAAGCGGTGCCCGCATCAAGTTTCTGGCCCGCACCCGCAACGGCGGACGCGGCCAGCACGGTGACCTGCTGATCTTCGACGAGGCACAGGAGCTGGACGAGACCGCGCAGGGGTCTTTTTTGCCCGCCATTTCCGCCAGCCTGAACCCGCAGACCATCTACGTGGGCACGCCGCCCGGCCCCGACGCCGTGGGCACTGTGTTCCGTGCCCTGCGTAAGCGCGCACTGGACGGCGAAGCGAAAAAGGCCGCATGGTTCGAGTTCTCGGTGCCGGAGATTGGCGATGTGAAGGACCCGGCACGCTGGGCAGCCACAAACCCGGCATTGGGGCGGCGCATCCAGTTCTCCACCATCGAGGGCGAAGCCGAACAGCTGGACCCGGACACCTTTGCGCGGGAGCGTTTGGGCTGGTGGAGCCCGGAGATCACGGAACGTCTGGACTACGCCATCGACCGCACCGCATGGGAAGCCTGCGCCAGCGAGGACGAAAAGCCCGAAGGCAAAACTGCTTATGGCGTCAAGTTCTCCGCCGACGGCAGCGCTGTGTGCCTGTGCGGCGCGGTGATCCCGAAAGAAGGCCCCGCGCGGGTGTCGCTGCTAGAAATGCGCCCATCCGGTCAGGGCCTGACATGGCTGGCCGACTGGCTGAACGACCGGTACGGCAAGGCCAGCTGCGTGGTCATTGATGGCCGCAACGGCGTGGATGTGCTGGTGGAACGCATCAAGGACACATGGCGGGCAAAGAACTCAGTGATCCGACCCGCCGCAAAGGACGTGATTGCTGCGGTCAGCGGCTTTACCAACAGCATCAGCGAGGGCACCCTGACATGGTATAAGCCCCAGACCGTGCTGAATGAAAGCGCCGTCACCGCCGTCAAGCGGCCCATCGCGGGCGGCTTCGGCTTTGGTGGGGACAACAGCCTGCCGGTGGAAGCCTGTGCGCTGGCTCTCTGGGGCGCAAAGATCAGCCGTCGCGACCCTACCCGCAAAATGAAGATCGGCTGAAAGGAGCACCATGCAGATTTTGAATTTTGGCCATGTGCCCGGCCTGACGAAGGAGGAACAGCAGCAGCTTTCCGACCTTGCCGCCGCTTACAACTACCATCAGGGGCGCAATGCCACCAAAGATAAGTATTATGAGGGGCATATCACCCTGAACGATGTGAATCTCGGCATTGCTCTGCCGCAGGGGCTGCACAATCTGGAAGTAGGCTGCAGCTGGGGCCAGAAAGCCGTGGATGTGCTGGCAGCACGCTCCATGTTTGATGGCTTTGTGAGTACCGGCGGCAGTCTGGACAGCCTTGCAAAGCTGGTGGCAGACAACCGCTTTGTGGCGCAGTATGCCAAGGCTTGCCGGGATGAGCTGAAATACGGCTGCGTATTCGCCACCCTGTCCGCAGATGCATCCATCAGCTGCAGAGTGCGATTTCACTCCCCCGCCATGGCGTCAGCCCTCTGGAGCGGCGAGAAGGGCCGCATCGACTGCGGACTTACCATCATTGATACGGTGAAGGATGAACATTTTGAAGGCACTTGGCGGCCCACACTGGTGAATTTCTACACCGATGCAGACGTTATTGTGCTGCGCGGCAACGGCAGTTTCTGGACGGCAGAGCGCAAGCACCACAAGATGGGCAGACCGCTGATGGAACCCATGATCTGGAACGCCACCAACTCCAAGCCCTTTGGCCGCAGCCGCCTGAAGCGCCCCATCCGGGCGCTGATCGACGATTATGTGCGCACCGCTGCCAACGCGGCCATTGCGCTGGAGTTCGACACCACTCCGCAGAAATACGTTCTCGGCGTGACCGATGAACAGTACGACGCCATCGTTTCCAACAAATTCAAGACCTACATGGGCGCTCTGATCGCAGCCACCTCCAACCCGGAGACCGGCGAAAATCCGGAGTTTGGCCAGCTGGCGCAGGGCAGCCTGCAGCCCCATGTGGAAAAGATGCGGATGACCGCCACCCAGTTTGCAGCAGCCACCGGCCTGACCGTCACCGACGTGGGCGTGGTGAACGACGCCAACCCCACCAGCAGCGATGCCATCCTTGCCCAGAGCCAGACGCTGGTGCTTCTGGCCCAACAGCTGAACACCGGCAACGGCGATGCACTGCGCACCATTGCCTGCATGGCACAGGCCGTGGCGCGGAACTGTGCGATTTCTGACCTGACCGAAGAAGAGACCGGCATCATGGCACACTTCAAAAATCCGGCCATGCCCAGCGTGGCCGTGACGGCGGATGCTGCCATCAAAATCGCATCTGCCCGGAAGGAGTTTGCCGGAACGGATACCTTTCTGGAAATGATCGGCTTTGATCAGGCGGACATCCGGCGCATCAAGGCGCAGGAGCAGCGGGCGCGCGGTCAGAAGCTGCTGATGGAGATGGAAAATGCAGATCTCAGCGAAAACGTGGAATGAGTACATCACCCGGCTGTCCCGGCTGAACCAGAAAGCCGGGCAGCTCATGCGGGACTACATAGACGCCCACGGCACCGCCGACACGGACGGCCTTGTGGCCTACGCCTACGGGCTGGCGACCAAGTACAGTGAAGGCAGCGCAGAGCTGGCCTGCCAGATGTATGAAGCACTGGCCGAGGCGCAGGGCGTGTATGTGCCCGCCGCAGAGCCTGCCGCTACCGCCAGCTATGGCGAGGTGGCCCGCATGGTGAGCGCTACCAAGGACCAGAACCCCGCCAACCTGCCAAACGGCGTCAGCCGCCTTGTCAAGCGTGCCGGTGCAGACACCACCCTGAAAAACGCCATTCGCGACGGCGCGGAATGGGCATGGGTGCCCCATGGTGACACCTGCCCCTTCTGCATCACGCTGGCGTCCAATGGTTGGCAGAAGGCCAGCCAGAAACTGCTGAAGGGCGGGCACGCCCAGCACATCCACGCCCACTGTGACTGCGAGTTTGCGGTGCGGTTCCGCTCCGACACCACTGTGGCCGGGTACGACCCGGACAAGTATTACCGGCAGTACCGGGAGGCGGGCGGCGACATCAACAAAATGCGCCGCATTGATTACGCCGCCAACCGGGAGCGCATCAATGCACAAAAGAGGGCGGCGTATGCAGCGCAGGCATACCGTAAGGATCTGGGTGCAGCAAGTAAAATCACACTGACCCGCAGAACGGAAGCTGTTGGAATCTCTGTGAAGCAGGTCGAATCTTACAAAACGCCGGTTTTTGTTTCAGATAAAGCGTCTATCAAGCCCAAGGCGCTGCATGAGGTCAACCAGAACACAGAACACGCATTGACCGAATGGGGTGTGAGCATTGACCGCAAGCCTAAAATCGTGATCGTCAGTGATGATGAATTGCGCGGTGCAGTGGGCATCTATGACCCCTGTGAGAATATCGTTTACTACGCTGAAAGCATCGGCAAGAAGGCAGTGCAGGAAGCATCCGGCGGTGCTGGTGCCGTTGAAGCTCATGAAATGTGGCACATGAAGCAGGCAGAGGATTTCCGGCAATCCGGCTGGACGATCACCCGCGAAAATCGCGGGGAGTATCTCGATGTTCTGTGCAAAAAGTGCAAGGAACGCATTGACAAACTTGGCATTACGCGCGATAATGTAGGAGAAATCAGCAAATATGCTGCTGATATGTATTTAGGCGACCGCTTTGATGAAGTCGAGGCGGAATTTATGTCGTTAAGGAGGCGAACGTAACATGTGCATATTGGGTTATCCCCCGGAAATTCAAAAGTTAGTTGATACGTTTGATCCTTACCGTACAGCGATTCTTGAAAAAGACTTTTCTGCTGTTCCAGAGGAAGCGTTGAAAGCGTATCATAAATTTAAAAACTGGGCCTGGGAACAGGAACAGTAATTGAACCACGATGCACCCGCACCGTGGTTTTCTTTTGCCCATTTTTACAGAAAGGAACGAACCATGAAAAAGATTCTTCTCGCCCTTGCGCTGGCCGCATCCATTCTGCTGTGTGGCTGTTCCAGCGAAGCCGAAAAGGCCAACTACAACATTTCCAAGCAGGCTGATTACTTCGAGAGTGAGCGCAAGATCACCGTCTACAACGCCCGCACCGACAAGGTGATCATGGAAGCCGAGGGCTACATGTCCATCTCCAACAACTCAAACAATGAGCTTGTCTGCACGGTGAAGGTCGGCCCGGATTCCTACCGTAAGAACTACATCTATCTGAACGACTACACCATGTATGTGGTGGAGGACATCACCGGCACGCATACCGACCCGTACCACTACAAGCTCTATTTCCACACGGACGTATTGCCGAGCGTAGAGACCAAGCCGTAACCCACACCTAGCCATCCAAAGCACTGTGCAAAATTTGCCCAGTGCTTTTTTCATGCCGTCTTAGCTCATTCTGGAAGAGCGCCGGTCTCCAAAACCGGAAGCGGGAGGTTCGATACCTCCAGACGGTGCCATGCGGAGGGCGGCGCGTACCCCGCCCACGACCGAATACTGACAGAGAACAGTGTAAAAAAACTGAGGTCTCACACACGAAAGGAGTTTCCACCATGAAGCGTGAAGACGTGAAGAACAAGATCCCCGGCATCACCGATGAACAGCTGAACTGGATCATGCAGGAGAACGGCGCAGACATCAACCGGGAGAAGTCTGCCGCCACGGCCCTGCAGACCCAGCTGGACAACGCAAACGCCCAGCTCAAGACCGCACAGGACGGCCTGAAAGCCTTTGACGGCGTGGATGTGGCAGGCCTGCAGGAACAGGTCACCAAGCTGAAGGCCGACATGAAGGCGCAGGCCGAGGGCTTTGCCTTTGACAACGCGCTGGACACTGCCATCCTGGGCAGGAAGGGCCGCAGCGTCAAGGCGGTGCGTGCTTTGCTGGATCTGGATGCCCTGAAAGGCTCTGCCGACCGCAGCACCGACATCGGCAAGGCGCTGGACGAAGCCGCCAAGGCGAACCCGTGGGCCTTTGGTGATGGACAGCCCGGGTACCCTGACGTCAGGGATGGCGGAGACCCGCATCACACCCCCACCGGCTCTACCAGCGAGCAGTTTGCAGACTGGTTTGCGCAGGTGACCAAGTAACAAAGGAGTATTTTTATGGCGACTGATATCAACCGTACCACCTCTATTGCCCTGCCCGGCGAGGTATCCAGCGAGATCCTGCAGAAAACGCAGGAAAGCTCCGCGGTCATGTCTCTGGCCCAGCAGATCAAGCTGCCGGGTCTGGGCGTGACCATTCCCGTTATCACCGGCGACCCGGAAGCCGCATGGGTGGCTGAGACCGAAAAGAAGCCGGTCAAGCGCGGCACGCTGGACACCAAAATCATGCAGCCCTACACGCTGGCCGTGATCGTGCCCTTCTCCAACCAGTTCCGCCGCGATGTGCCCGCACTGTACAAGCAGCTGGTGAGCCGTCTGCCGCTGGCTCTGGCACAGAAATTCGACGCTACTGTGTTCGGCGGCGTCACCGCACCCGGTGACAACTTCGACACCCTGAAGACCTGCACCGCGCAGGAGATCGGCACCGATGCCTATGCCGGTCTGGTGGCTGCAGATGCAGACATCGCCGACCACAACGGCATCCTGAACGGCTGGGTGCTGTCCCCCAAGGGCAAGGCGCTGCTGCTGAATGCTGTGGACGCCAACAAGCGCCCGCTGTTCATCAACAGCGTGGCCGAGGGCGCAGTGCCCATGATCCTGGGCTCCAAGACCCTGCAGAGCAAGGGCGCTTACGTCTCCGGTACCCCCAATGTGGTTGGCTTTGCCGGTGACTGGACGCAGGCAATGTACGGCACTGTGGAGGGCGTGCAGATTTCCATCGCAGATCAGGCTACGCTGCAGGATGGTGAAAATATCATCAACTTGTTCCAGCAGAACATGTTTGCCGTGCGTGCCGAGATCGAGGTGGGCTTCCGCTGCGACACCACCGTGTTCAACAAACTGACCAAGGCGGCGGGCTGATGGTGGAGTTCATCAATCAGCTGACCGGAACGGCCATGTACGTTGCTGAGGAGCGTGCGGCAGAGTACGCCGCCGCAGGCCATAAGCAGGTGGCGCGGGATCCTCCCGCAGCCGCTGCGGCTGAAAAGCCCAAAACCGCCCGCAAGGCCAAAGCAAAGTGAGGTGCCGCCATGCTTTACGCTGAAGTGCAGGACGTGAAAGCAGGCTTCCGCGCCTTGTCCCGAGACGAACAGACGCAGTGCGCTGCCCTGCTGGCCGAAGCGGCCGTGATCATCGACAGCTACAACCCGGATGCAGGCAAAGACGCCAAGCGGGTGGTCTCCTGCCGGATGGTGCGCCGTCAGCTGGGCGAGAGCGACAGCGGGGGCGGTGTATCCTTTCCCGTGGGCTCCACGCAGGGCACCGCCACGGCGCTGGGTTACAGCCAGAGCTGGACCATGAGCGGCGGCTCTTCCGGCGAGCTGTACCTTTCCAAGCTGGAAAAGAAACTGCTGGGCGTCGGCAGCCGCATCGGTGCCCACAGCCCTCTGGAGGATTTATGCTGAAAGGAATCAATGTCACTCTCTACACCAAGACCCAGACCGGCGAGGACGACGCCCACAACCCCGTCTATGAGGAAACGCCCGTCACCGTGCACAACGTGCTGGTGGGTGAGCCCTCTGCCGAGGAGATCACCACCGAGCTGCAGCTCACCGGGCGGCGGCTGGCCTATACGCTGGCCATCCCAAAGGGCGATGCCCACAGCTGGGAGGATGCAAAGGTGGAGTTTTTCGGTCAGGCCTTCCGCACCTGCGGCGGCGTTGCGCAGGGCATTGAGAGCATGATTCCGCTGTGTTGGAATAAGAAAGTGCAGGTGGTGCGGTTTGAGTAAGATCCGCATCGAGCTGAACAGCTCCGGCATCCGGGCGCTGCTGCGCTCCCCTGAAATGCAGGCGGTGCTGAAAGACCGTGCCGACACCGTGAAGGACCGCTGCGGCGATGGCTACGAATCCTATGTGGCCCCCACCCGCGCGGTGGCTGTGGTGGAAACCGCTTCCCGCAAGGCCTATGACGACAACTCGGCCAACAACACCCTGCTGAAGGCCGTTTCCGGCAGCCGCAGCGGCGCAACAGTGCATGAGCACAAGCGCCGCCTGAAAGATGGGCGTGTCATCACAGTGAGGAGCTACCAGAGAAAGAAATGATCGAAGAACTGATTCAGGATTTTTTATCCGGGCGGTTGTCGGTGCCTGTCCGCCTGACGGTGCCCACACCGGCCCCGGACAGGTTCGTGGTATTGGAAAAGACCGGTTCCGGCTACGAGGACGGCCTGTATGCCGCCACGCTGGCCGTGCAGTCCTATGGCCCAAACGCCACCGACCATGACGGCACACTGGATGCCTCCCGGCTCAACGAGGAGGTCAAGGCCGCCATGGAAGATGCTACAGAGCTGCCGGAACTTTCCAGCTGTGAGCTGAATACCGACTATCGTTTCCCGGATACCACCCGCAAACGGCCAAGATATCAGGCCGTTTTTTCTATTACGCATTACTGAACCGAAAGGAGCAAAACAAATGGCAAAAGCAAAAAATGTCACTGCGGCAAAACCCAAGGTGGGCGGTGCCATCTGGCGTGCGCCTGCAGGCAGCAAACTGCCCAAGAACGCCGTTGACGCACTGGATACTGTCTTCAAGTCTCTGGGCTACATCTCCGAGGGCGGCCTGACCAACGCCAACTCCCCCTCCAGCGAGGACACCTCTGCATGGGGCGGTGATACCGTACTGAGCACCCAGGGCGAAAGGCCGGACACCTTCAAATTCACCCTGATCGAGGCCATGAACCCGGACGCACTGGCGGCTGTCTATGGTGACAACAACGTTTCCGGCACGCTGGAGACCGGCATTACTGTCAAGGCAAATTCTGACCCGCAGCCCGCCTGCGTATGGGTCGTGGATATGATGCTGAAGGACAACGCCAAAAAGCGCGTCGTGATCCCGGAAGCAGCTGTCACCAAGGTAGGTGACATCACCTACGCGGATAAGTCCCCCGTGGGCTACGAGACCACCATTTCCGCCGTGCCGGACGATGATCACAACACCCACTATGAATATCTGATCTCTGCCACCGGTGCTGCCAGTCAGGCCACCCAGAGCGCCACGGTCAGTAAGGAGGTAACGGCATGATCACCGCTAAAACCAGTTCCGGCTTTGAGATTGAGCTGGACGAGAATATTTTCCGCAAGGATACTGAGCTGACCGAGGCCATGGTCTTTCTGGATACGGACGCAAGCGGCAAATGCCTGTTTACGGCCATCAACCACCTGCTGGGCCGGGAGGGCAAGAAGCGCCTGTATGAACACCTGCGCACGCCGGAGGGCACCGTGGCACTGGACGATCTGGCCAAGGCCTTCGGTGAGCTGGTGTCCTGCATCAAGGACGGAAAAAACTCTGCATCCTCGCCGAACTGATCGCATCGGACGAGGATGCACTGATCTGCGATTTTGCCCAGTATTACCATATTCTGGACTGGCGGGCCCTGCCGCTGCATCTGGCCGCCACCCTTGCCGCCGGCCTGCCGGAAGCAAGCCGCTGTAAGCTCAGGCTTTCCGGCCAGATCGTGCCGCTTGAGACCCTGCTGCAGGCCGAGACGGTGGACGCACTGCACCTGCTGTACTGGCGTCTGTGCGTTGGCAAAGGTGCTGCACCGCAGCTCATTCTGGACGGTCTGCAGGGCCGGGAAAGCGGCAGCTCTTCGGATGTGCAGAGCTTTGACAGCCCGGAAGAATTTGAGGCGGCGATGCGTGCCGTGGAAGGAGGTTGAACGTGGCAGATCATATTGAAATGGCAAAAGCCTATGTGCAGATCGTGCCGTCTGCGCAGGGCATCAAGGGTGCGCTGGAGGACGTGTTCGGAAAAGAGACGGACGGCCTTGGCGCAAAGACCGGCCTGAGCATCGGCACGCAGCTGGTGGGCACCATCAAAAAGGTCGTAGCGGCGGCGGGCATCGGCAAGCTCATCAAGGATTCCCTTGATATGGGCGGTGCCCTGCAGCAGAGCATCGGCGGCATCGAAACGCTGTTCAAGGACAGCGCCGATACCGTCAAGCAGTATGCTGCACAGGCATACCAGACTGTGGGCCTTTCTGCCAACGACTACATGGAGCAGACCACCAGCTTTGCGGCCAGCCTTCTTTCCAGCGTGAGCAAGGATACCAATGCCGCCGCCCAGCTTGCCAACATGGCCATGGTGGACATGGCCGACAACGCCAACAAGATGGGCACGGATATGCAGGATATCCAGAATGCCTATCAGGGATTTGCCAAGCAGAACTATACCATGCTGGACAACCTCAAGCTGGGCTATGGCGGCACGCAGGCCGAAATGCAGCGTCTGCTGACCGACGCCGAGAAGATCTCCGGCGTCCATTATGATCTGGGCAACCTGGCCGACATGTACAGCGCCATCCATGTGATCCAGCAGGAGATGGACATTACCGGCACAACGGCGAGAGAAGCCGCAACGACCCTGACCGGCAGCTTTGCGGCCATGAAGGCAGCGGCGCAGAACGTGTTGGGCAATTGGAGCACCGGCGCAGACTTGACGGCACCCCTGCAGGCACTGACGGACACGGCCCGGACCTACCTTGTGGGCAACCTGCTGCCCATGATCGGCAATGTGCTGCAGGGCATCCCGCAGGTCATTTACGGCCTTGTGCCCGAAGTGGTGCAGACCGGCACCGAGCTTCTCGGCTCTCTGGCGCAGGGCTTCACGCAAGGCATCCCGGATTTTCTGGCGAATGCTCTGCCGCAGCTGCTTTCCTTTACAGAAAACCTGCGGGAAAATGCCGGAGAGTTTGTGAACGCCGGTCTGGACATGATCACCCAGCTGGCCAACGGCCTGATCGCGGGTCTGCCGGACCTCATCGCCTATGTGCCGGATATCATCATCAATATCTGCGGCATCATCAACGACAATATGCCGAAGCTCCTTGCAGAGGGCGTCTCGCTGGTGGTGCAGCTGGGCGTGGGTATCGTAAAGGCTGTGCCCGACCTGCTGGCCAACTGGAAGAAGATCCTGCAGGCGGTGCTTTCGGTCATTTCTGCAGTGAATTGGCTGAACATCGGCAAGAACATCCTCACCGGCGTGGCAAACGGCGTCAAGAGCATGGGTTCTTCCATGCTGGCTGCATTCAAGGGCGGTTTTTCCAGCGCCCTGGCATGGATCAAGAGCCTGCCCTCGCAGGCGGTGCAGTGGGGCAAGAATCTGATCCAGAGCTTCATCAACGGTTTGACCGGCAAGGGCAAAGTGGCGGGTATCGCTACTGCAGCCACTGCCGGTTTTACCATCGCCGATGCTGCAAGCCGTGACGAGCTGGCCGACTGGACCTCCGCCAACACCAGCCTTGCCGACAGCGCCCAGACTGTGGCGGATATCGCTATCCCGGCCTATACCAAGTCCGGCAATGCGGCAGCCGCCGCAGGGAAAGCAGCGGGCACAGCCGCAAAGGCCGCTGCATCGGTGGTCAACTCTTACTCTGACACGGTGACCGAGGTGCTGGGCAAAGTGACCCGCACCACCCAGACCGTAAACGAGGAGCTTTCCAACGGAAAGAAGCAGCAGACCCAGACCATCACCGAGACTTCCCGCCAGATGGTGGGCGGTGTGCTGAAGGACATCAAGACCGTCATCAGCATTGCCGCCGACGGCAAGACGACCGTCAAACAGACCATGGAAACGGTGAGGGATGTGGTGTCTACAGTCACTTCCACCACCGATGCCGTTGTGAATGGCATCCAGACCTCCACCAAAACGGTCACGGAAACACTGGCCGACGGCACCGAACAGCACAAGCAGGTCATTACCGAAACCTTCAACGAGATCGTCAATGGCGCTCTGATGACCGCCGAAAAGGTCACCACCATTGCCGCAGACGGCTCCGAGCAGACCTCGAAGGAGCTCAAGAAGGCCAGTGCAAACAACTTTTCCGGCCTTGTGAAGGGCTGGCAGGACGAAGCCGACAAGGGCGTGCTGGGCACTTTTGGCACCTTGTACAAGGCCGTGAAGAGTCAGGACTGGCTCAGCGTCGGCGAGTGGGTCATTTCCACCCTGTACAATGGCCTTGCGCCTGCAGCCAAGCAGGCCATCGACGACCTCGGCAAGTCCATCATCCAGCAGATCAACGGAGTCCTGTCCCAGATCGTCAGCGACATTTCCGGCTCCATCTGGGATGCCGGAAAGCAGCCGCTGGGCGGCGCGGGTGGCAGTGGTTCCGGCTTTGCAGGAATTGCCGGTGACGTGAGTAAAAACGGGTCGGTGATCGTGGATGTGCTGGGCAGCATCGGCACAGCCATGGGCGGCGTGACGACGCAGGTCGGCAGCAGCATTGCAGGTCTGGCTTCCAGCATGGGCGGCCTTGGCGGCATCGCCACCAGTCTGGGCGGCGTCCTCACGCAGGTGGGCAGCATGATCCTCTCGAACCCCGTGCTTGCCGCGATCCTCGGCCTTTCCGTGGGTGCAGTGGGCATTGGTTTTGCCCTGTTCAGTGCTTTCAATAAGAAGAACGACACCGCCGTCAGCCACTACCAGAGCCCCTTTGACAAAACCGGCATGTATGACAGCCTGGGCACCTTCTCCACCCGTGCGGCCCTGCAGTACCGCGTCACCGGCCAGCAGTCCATTGTTGACCGGCAGACCAGCATTCTGGAACGCATCGAGGGGATGCTGGACGAGCATCTGCCCAACATCGGCAAGGGTCAGGTGGTCATGGATTCCGGTGAACTGGTGGGCGTGCTGTCGCCCCGCATGGCGACCAACGTAGATGCACGCATCGGCGTGACAGTGGAACGGAAAGCGAGGGGTGTGTAATGGCAAAGCTTCTGGGGGCAAAAATTGGCAATTTTCACACCCTGACAGATTGGGGGCTGTACCTCAAGGTAGGCAGCCCTAAAATCGGCGCGGCAGAGCCGGAAGAATACCTTGTGCAGGTCACCGGCGCTGATTCGCTGCTGAACCTGACCACATGGGACGATGGCAAGGTGCACTATAAAAAGCGCACCATCACCATGGAGCTGCTCTGCAACGCGCCAAAAAGCAAGTGGCCCTACATTGAAAGCACCATTGCCAATGCCATTCATGGCAAGTGGCTGCAGTGCCGCTTTGATGAAGACCCAGCGTGGTACTGGGAAGGGCTTTGGAAAGTCACACCCTCCCGCGACCGGCTTTCCAGCACCTTTACCATCACAGGCACCTGCAACCCCTTCAAGCGCAGCGTCTACGACGGCACCAACGACTGGCTGTGGGACGATTTCAACTTTGAGCATGATATTGTGCGCAACTACACGGATATCCCGCTCAAGGCAAACGAGGACGTTCAAGTGTCCATAACCGGTGCGCCCCGTGCGGCCGGTATTTACTTCAAGCGCAGCGAGGATGCGGCCGACATTGCGGTGTCCCTCAATGGCTTTGAAGTGGGCATTCTGGCCAAGTCCACCGACTGGCAGTATATCGAGGGGCTTACTATGCCGGATGGCGTGGTGGGCACCCTCGTTTTTTCTGCATCGGCAGACTGCAGCATCAGCATCAAGTATTTGGGGGCAAGCCTATGAGCTACAAAGTTTATGCTGGTGTGCAGACGGATGTGGACACATGGGAAACTAAGGTCTGTATCCACGATATCAGCGATATTACCGACACGAAAAAGCTCATCAGCCCCACGCTGACCCGCGAAGTGGGTAAAGCTGGCTCTTTTGAGTTTACCATGCCGCTGGGCAATGTGGCACACTCTGCGCTGCAAAAGCTGCGCACTACGGTAGAGGTGGAACAGGACGGCGTTTCCATCTGGCAGGGCCGTCCCATGAGCCATGAGCAGGATTTTTTGATGCGTCAGAAAATCTACTGCGAAGGGGAACTTACATATCTGAATGACAGCGGCATTGCGCCGTACGCTGCAAAAAATGTGAGCTTTTCGCAATTTCTGGAATGGATCTGCGATAACCACAACGCGCAGGTTGACGCTTACAAGGCGTTTACTCCCGGAAAAGTCGAGATGGACATCCCCATGATCGTGCCCTATGTAGACGGCATCAAAGTCGTGCAAGTGGGTTACAGTTACGATTCTAATGATGGAGATTACATTTACCATTGGGGAATTGTAGACCCCGTGGATGGAAAGACGAATATTTTCTATGAGGAAACAGAGAGCAACAAAGCTTCCTGTCTAAGCTGGAAAATCGGTGAAGAGCACATTGCGAACGGTCGCATTATTTCACGGATTGGAAGCAACAATTTCCGCGTGCGTCTGTTTGCAGCCTATGTAAAAGGCAAAACGTACGATGCAATGGTCGAAGTGAAAAAAGCTGAAATCGTCTGCGGTACTTGCAACAAGAATTTTGGCACGTACTCCATTTATAACATTGAGCGGGCATCTGAATCCAAGACCTTTAAGATCACCGAGCAAAACGGGAAATACAGCCTTGCTATCAACGGCAAGACTGATTCTCGCTTTTTGTTTGATGTCAAGGAACCTACATACAGCTTTGGCGATGAAAAAAACTACGGCGTTACATGGGACATCTTGCAGAATGAGTTGGCGGAAAAGTACGGCGGATATCTGGTGCTGCGCCATGCAGAAGATCCTGACGGAAAACCGCGCCGGTATCTGGACTATCTGCAGGCGATCACCGATAAAAACACCCAGACGGTGGCCTTTGGAACAAACCTGCTGGATTTGACCGACTACGTCAAAGCAGAGGATATCTACACGCGGGTGATCGCGGTAGGTGCCAGAAAGAAATCGTGGCTTGTTTTTTCGTGGGGCGAGACCATCACAGAAACCGCAAACGATCTGGCTGCGCAAAAGCTTTTTGGCATCATCACAAAAGTGATCTTTATTGAAGGCATCGAAAGCACGCCGCAGTCTTTGCTGGATGCGGCAGAGGAAGAACTTGCCAAAAATCTGCGCTATCTGAACGGCATGACAGTCAAAGCGGTCGATCTGAAAGACGCTGATATTGATGTCAGCCGTATTGCAATTGGAAAGCAAACGCACATTTTCTCTGCACCGCATGGTGTAGATACCTGGTTGCTGTGTTCAAAGCTTGTTGAGCCGTTGGATTCGCCGGATAAAAAGGAGTTTACATTTGGCACTGAGTTTTCCAGCATCAGCGACCTGCAGGCTTTGAGTGCACGCAAAGCGTCCGATGCTTACGATTTGAGTCGATCGCTCAAAGGGTACATGTCAGGCTAATGAGACAGGAGGTGTTTTATGGATAAAACTTTTGATGAAGCCATTGCGGGAATCCGTAAGGCTGAGCGCGGTGTGGAGGTCCGCGAAGATATTGCGCAGGGCATGGAGTACGTCAAGCAGTGCGCCGAGGAAGTGACAGGCCAGCAGCAGGCTGCTTTGCAAGCCGCTCAGACCGCCACCGGAGCAGCCAGCACCGCGACGGAAAAGGCCGTAGCAGCTGCAGAGAGCGAAAGCATGGCCCAGACTTCCGCCGCCAGCGCGGCCAAAAGCGCACAGTCAGCGTCCGCAGACGCAAAGAAAGCTGGAAACTTTGCCGCTTCTGCCGAAGACAGCGCGAACAAGGCTGCGGCTATTGTACGCACCGATAAGACGCTGAGCGTTGAGGGCGCTCCGGCTGACGCAAAAGCTACTGGCGATGCGCTGAAAAACATAAAGCTTCCCGCCGCTACCACCACCGTGCTGGGCGGTGTCAAGCTGAGTGACGACTTCACGGCAGATGCGGACGGCACACTGCATCTGGCAGGCGGTACTGCCCCGGACCCTTACCCCGTGGGCAGTATTTTTCAAACAGTCAGTAGTACCAGTCCTGCCGCCCTGTTTGGCGGCACATGGGAAGAGATCGCATCCGACCGCGTGCTGATGGGTGCCAGCAGAAGCCACGCAGCGGGCACCACCGTGAAGGCCGGTCTGCCTAACATCACAGGCTCTTTTGTTGCGAATGTACACTATATGCAGCATGAGGTATCCGGCGCATTCACTGCCGGCGACCGGATCACATCGACGGGCGCAAACAACGGCGATGCTAATGTGTATAAGTTCAGTCTGGATGCATCCAAGTCCAATGCCGTCTACGGACGCAGCAGTACCGTGCAGCCCGCCGCCTACTATGTGCACATCTGGCGGCGCGTGGCCTGAGAAAGGAGGCTTTGACTTATGAAAATCATTGACGAGAACGGCGCAGCCATTGAGACCCCTGACCTGACGCTTGGGTATCTGGTGGACGGCACCGAACCAGTGGAGCACCCCGCCGTGGAAGGCGTGGAGGAAGTGAGCCACTACGAGACCGTAACGGAGTATCCCGGCGGCGGCAGGGATGTGCGGAAGGTCATCGACGTGCCGGGCGTGCCTGCGCAGGCCGCATGGACCGAACAGGTGCCCATCCAGAAGTACGTCCGCTACACCGCCGAAGAGCTGGCCGCGCAGGAAGAAGCACGCAAGAAGGCCGAAGCCCGGGAGAAGCTGCCGGAGCGCGTGGACGCGCTGGAAACCGCAAACAACGATATTATTTTGATGATGGCTGATTTGATTGGAGGCTGATTTTTATGAAAACCCTGAACGCACTCAAACTTCGCATTATGACCCGCGCTTTCAAAATCCGCATTGCCGCTGGTGAAGTCTTTGAAGACATCGCCGCCGACTACCCGTCCCTGACCACGGACGATCTGGAAGCCATCAAGGCAGAGCTGGAGAAGTAAAGGAGTAAGCGATGGAAAAGACCATCATGGACGTGAGCCGCCATCAGGGCGTCATCGACTGGGCAAAGGTCAAGGCGTCCGGCAAAATCGGCGGCGTCATGATCCGCGCCATGGGCAACAGCGCGGAGGGCAGACCCAGTGCGCCCTACACTGACCCGCAGTTTGCCCGCAACTACGCAGAATGCAAGCGGCTGGGCATCCCCTGCGGCGTGTATGGCTACTTTAAAGCGGTCAACCGGGAGCAGGCCGACAAGGAGCTGGCCTATTTCAAGAAGCTGCTCACCGGAAGGAGCTTCGAGTTGCCGGTGGCTGTGGACATCGAAGACGAGGTGCAGAAGCCGCTGGGCAAGGCCGCGCTGACCAACCTGACAGCTTACATGCTGAGCACGGTGGAAAGCTGGGGCGTGTACGCTCTGCTCTACACCGGCCTGTGGTTCGGCAGTACCTTCCTCTACATGGGCGGTGCAAAGCTGAAGCCCTACGATGTGTGGCTGGCCGCCTACCGCACGAGGAAGCCCGCTCCCGGCTGGCCCTTTGGCATGTGGCAGTATACCAGCACTGCCCGCGTGCCGGGCGTGAGCACTAATGTTGACATGAGCCACGCATACAAGGACTACGCTGCTATTATCAAGCGTGCCGGTCTGGGCGCGGTGAAAGGAGCAGATAAATGAACAAGGTTATCTTTATCAGCCAGCCGATGGGTGGTCGCTCTTCCGATGAAATCAATGCAGAGCGCCGCAGAGTGATCGAGATTGCCCGGCAGAAGTTTGGCAAGGTCGATGTACTGGAGACCTTCTTTGATGATTTCGGCCCCGCCGCAAAGCCGCTGGACTATCTGGCCAGGAGCATTGAGTTTCTTGCAAAGGCCGATGTGGCAATCTTTGCTCCGGGCTGGCAGAATGCGCGCGGCTGCCGCATTGAGCACCAGTGCGCCGAGGACTACGGCATCCCCGTGATGGAGGTGTGAGAACGTGAAAGATTATTTCTGCATGGCCGTGGGTGCGCTGGGCGCTGCGTTTGCCAGCCTGTTTGGCGGGTGGGACGCAGCGCTGCAGACGCTCATCATCTTTATGGCCATCGACTACATCACCGGGCTGATCGTGGCAGGAGTGTTCCATGCAAGCCCCAAGACCAAAAGCGGCACGCTGGAAAGCCGCGCAGGCTGGAAGGGCCTGTGCCGCAAGGGCGAAACGCTGCTGATCGTGCTGGTGGCCTGCAGGCTGGATGCCGTGATGGGTTCCACCTTTGTGCGGGATGCCGTTGTGATCGGCTTTATCTGCAACGAGACCATTTCCATCATTGAAAACGCGGGCTTGATGGGACTGCCGATCCCGGCAGCGATCACCAAGGCTGTGGACATTTTAAAGCAGCGCTCGGAAACCGAGCAGAAAGGATAAGCTCTTATGAATGAATTTCTGAAAGTCGCACTCACTGCCTGCATCCCCGCAATGACCGTCATTTTCGGCTGGGGCCTGAACAAAGGTGTCAGCATTGCAAACGGCTACATCAACAACAAGTTTGCGCAGACCTGTCTCCAGAATGCCGCCAACGCGGTGTTCAACGCTGTCCAGTACGTCAACCAGACCTACGTTGATGCCCTGAAGGAACAGGACAAGTTCGACGAGGCTGCGCAGCGCATTGCCTACAACCGCGCACTGACCGCAGCAAAGAAAGCTCTGACGCAGGAGACCATCACGTTCATCAAGGAGACCTTTGGCGACCTCGACAGCTACCTGAAGCCGATGATCGAAGCGCAGGTGCGCAGCCAGAAAACCTATATGTGA